GTAAAGAACTCTTCGGCTACGTTATTAGGAATGATAGCGGCCTCATCAATGTATAACCAGTTAACCGATTTACCTCGAATACCAGAAGTGGAAGTGGCAGATGTAAATACCTTGGAGCCATTCTCTAATTCAACGTCACCTTTATTCCAGGTCTTAATGCCTTGCTGCATCCACAAAGGTAAATTCTCGTACATAATTTGGTAACGAGATAGTACTTCTCTGGCCGCAGTTGACTTGTTAGCCAAAATAGCAACAGTCTTATTTGAGTTGAAAATAGTGTAATGAAGAATACAGGCAGCTGACGTAATAGTCTTGCCCTGTTGTCTTCCTTCCATCAGAATAACTTTTCTGTTATTCATAATGACTTCTACTTTTTCTCTTTGACAATCATACAGTTTAAACAGTATTAAACCTTTGTCTAAAGAGACTATGTAGCAATAGTTTTCTATAAAATAGATCGGATCTTCTTTACATCTTAATATCTCCCGAACTTGCTCGGAAGTATATTGCATCTCAAAACCAATTGGTTTTAATAGAGAATTACCGTTGTAAGAACTATTTTCCATTGATTAGTTTCATAAGTTCAGAGGTTGAGCCAGCAAACACTATATTATTTTGCTGCTTAATATTTTCTATTTTTCCACTTGCCTTATCAATATCTTTTTTAGTTTTATGAAGTCCAATTAACTCTTTAGTAATAGCAGTTTGCGCAGATATTAATTGCCCGGCTACTTCAAATGCCCTTGGGTTCTCGGAATTCTTGGCAATATGAACCAACTCGGTCATTACATCTTCGTTTTTATTAATCAAACTACGAAGGGTATTACGAGCCAATTGAAAATCGTCTTCTTGATCTAATTCAGAAGGATTATATTCTACCGGCATACTCGTTGGAACAGGTAGATCAACGACTGTATCTACATTAAATACATCGTTAATTTTGTTTAATGATTTCATCAGAAGTCCTCAAAACTATCTATAATATCAATTACATCACCGGGGACGGCTGTACTGGGATCGACGGTTGCAGTGTATGAGGATTGTTTATTAGATAGAGCGGAGTCTGAGAAGGTATTAATATTTGTGGTACGAATAAGGCCTTGTCTGTTAACAGGCCCGTAGAAGTTAAGTTTCATGGTGAAGCTGAGGGTCCAGATGATGGCTCTTCTAGATGAAAAGTCACCCTCATACTCATCTTCATAATTAATGCTGTCTAGAATAACTGGAAGATCATTTTTTATACCCATTGCTGGTACAGCATTAAGGGTTAAGTTAAAATCAGGATTAAAATAAGGTATAATTTGTTCAATTATCTGTAGCCCATCATCTTGATTTTTAGCATAAACATATAATATCATATTAATATTATAGGGGGTTGGTGCGTATTGGGCGTTCAGAGAGGTAGTAGAAGTACCGTTAAGTGCTCTATTTTGCTGTACAAAGCTCACTCTCCTATTAGGATCGTAAACTATTCCTGCCATCTCAAAACCTAATCTAGGCAAAAAAGTTTCAAAACTCTGTTCGAAAGATTGTGGTTGTGCGGCAATACGAGCTAGGAACTTTTGCTTAGGGGCATAAGCAAGAGGTACTCTCAGGGTTTGAACAACTTCACCGGTTGAATTGTATCTATCTATACTGATACCGTTAAATAAGTTACCAAAAGCAACGATTGACTTTCTAATAGTTCCCCAATAGAATTTCTGATTAAGCATTTATTTCTCCAAAAGGATTAGCCTCAGAGAAATCTAGAACTGAAATTTCATTTCTAAAATCTTCATTATCGGTATTAGGTAATATAGTAGAAAGAATAAAGGATTCTAATATAATAGGGGTTGGGCTGAAGTACTCAAATAACAACTTATCACCGTCTTCCATAAGTAAGTTATAATCGTTAAGATTAAAGGACTTGCTAACTGCCTCAGAATCAATTTCGGTAATTCCAGTATCAAAGGTCTCAGAAGAGTAACGATATAATTCACACTCAAGTTTATAAACATAAAGTTTACCAACTTGAAAGAAAGGATCTGTTGCCTCTACCCGTTTAATTTCAAAGTATGCTTTAGTAAGAGGGAAGTAAACTATATCACCTTCTGCCGGTCTGGTAGTTAGAACGGCATTACCGGTTCTTGAAACTGTTTCATCCCACCTCCTTCTGGCTACAATAAAGGTAGCTGTATCTTTAAACTCAACACCAAACTTGGTCATTAAGTCTCCATCACCCTCAAAACCAGAAACGTTTTGCATATACATTTCTAAAGGATATGCATGTTCAAATCGATTTAACGCATCTTCTCCCAGAATAGCATCTTCGTTAACTTCTTTTCTTGGCATGTAGTAGGTATCGAAGCCGTATATTTTCATGCACTCAATAATTAAATCTTCAACTAGCAATTGCTCAGAAGATCTTCCCCCGGGTACCCCAGATTGAAAATATGCGTTAGTTGCCATTATTCGGTATATCCACGTGGATTAGTTGTTGCTCTAATGGTATAATCCATTGGTGGGCTGATGAGATAAGGGGTAAACATTCTTAACCAGCAAAGAAATCTACAGGAAGCTGATATGTATTCTGAGCTTCTTCCTTCAACTCCTTTATCTCATCCATCGCCTCATCAAATATCTTTTGACCATTTAACGTTACACCACCTGGTAATTGAACACCTTCGAACTTCTTAAGATTAACACCCCATTGACGTTTGATTAGTGCAGTAGAAAACCTCTTTAAGAAACCATCGTTATAAACATCGGTAAAAGCATCGGGGTCCAGCATACGATAGGCTTCTACAATAATATAGTCTCCTATAGCTAAATCACCCCCATCACCCCAGGTTAAATCTATATGCAGTCTATTCATATGACGATTAAACCTGACTGGTTTTTGTCCTGTCATTAGATCGTTTATCATATTGATGTGCATCTTCAACATCGTGAAATATTGAATATCTGTATTGGTAAGTGATTGAATATTATTTAAAAGTAATTGATACTTTGCATCAAAAAAGCTTATGCTGTTGGATCTACTTGATAAAGGTAATGTTCTTACTACACTTAACACCGAGTCATTAAGGGTAATGTATTTGTTATCAAAGTTTCCAAGTTCAATACTTGAAAAAGTTGCCGTGGTACCAGAACTTGCACCTGTTATGGTTTCAGCTGCAACAAAAGTTCCGGTAGTGGTCTTGGTAAAAATTTCATTTGAGTCTTTATTGGCATGAACAAAAGTAGTTGCACCTGAGGTTGCACCTGTAATTTTCTCACCAATTGAAAAGGAGGCTGCGTTGGAGCCGGTAATTGCTAATGTTGAGGCTGTAATTTGTTCCTTGAGGTACACCGCCTCAACAGCATCATAATGAAAGTCTCTGTAATATTGAAATGCTTCATCAATACGGTCTTCTAATTGATCGTCATCAACGTTAATTTCTATGACGGGTGAACCCAGTGATCTTAAGCAATAATCAATTAATCCTTGTCTGGTTGATGGTGAAGCCATTTGTTATCCTTGTTTTCTTATATTTATCATTAAGAAGCCATACGGTTTATAAACCGTAAGTATCTTTAACTGCATTAAAATTCTGAGTTATTTCCGCACCAGATAATGCTTTGTTATACACCCGCATTTGATAAAAAACTGGATATAGTACGGAATCTGAGTTGTTCATATAATCCGTTGAACCTGTACCATCATTTAAATGCCTTGCCCCAAAATAAAACTCACTTGTCGCAAAGAGTGTTTGATTGCCAATAGTATTAGTTGTTCCAACTTGTGAACCATTTAAAAATAGACTAGCTTGTGTGCCATTGATAACAAAAATCCAATGTCTTATGGCATTACTTTCGGCTATGGTTACTATGGCTTCACTATTAGGGATACCATAATTCATCTCTGTTATAACAAGTTCTCCGTATGTAGTATTCACATATGCTAGGTATCCTCTGCTATCATCATAAAATTCATTACCCCAAACAACTCCCCAAGTTGATGTTGGATTAAATGAAGCAACTACCTCAACTGTTACAGTATTTGAAGCAATATTATAAGGAACACTAATATGATTCGTACTTTCAAAATTATCCGGATTGTTTAGTCTTATGCCACCACCATTGTTTGACACATACGATGGAGAACCTACAAGTGTTGCATTACGACCATTGCCACTAGAATCAGTCCATGTTGAACCAGATGATGGTGCAGTTTGTAAATTGAATTGCAGACCTGAAGTTACTATACCTGAACCAGCAGATGCAACGATTCGATGGCTCATTGCACTCATCATAATACCAGTCATTAACTTACCCCGGAACCATTAATGAACCATGTATTAGTTGCAACTTTCATAAGTGTGGCCATACCATATGTACTAATTGTTCTTGATGCAGATGTACTGTTACCTGCAAGATATAGCGTTACTCCGCTAAATGGGCTCACTGTTACATTACCTGACCCTTGAAGTACGATACTAACCATTGTTCCAACATTAAATGCGACGTTAGCATTAGTAGGAATTGTAACAACTTGGGTAGCAGTATTCTGGCTGTAAATGTGCTTACCAGAATCTGTTAACGTTAAAGTGTAGCTAGTATTTTGAGAATTTTGTGGTGCTTCTAAATAACCTACAGAATAACTATTAAGTATGATATTACCCGGTACAGTTAGGTTACCATCTGTGCTAAAGATCCAATTTCCTGCGCTAGTATAGATAATAGCATTTGCATTGCTAGTTCGGAATCCATAAGTAGCTGTTGTTAAATCTATAATATTTGCTTTTAATGCTACATTAGCATTAGTTGCATAGCCAATAGAGATTACATTAGAATATACTCTTGCATTGGTGTAATATAAGTTTGTTAGTTCTGCAACATTAGCTGTTGT